CAGAGGAGTGCAAGAAGCACGATGATATATTTTATTATGAAGCTCTTGCAACATTAGAGGACAAGCAAGCTGGCTTTGATGGTACGTCTAAACTATGGGATAAGGTGCGAGCCAATCTCGATTGGTTTAGAAAACATAACGCTAAAGCTTACATGGTACTTCTAGACTAACATATGAACACCTCTGGCGCTAACGCGCCAGGGGTCCCAAACGATTTCCAAAATACAAAATCTTTTTAATTATTAATTTGTATATATGCAAAGGGGTCCCACAACCTACCCTTGTATTGCTTGATTTTCATGGTCAATACCTGTAAAAACGTTTTAAGTTTTAAATAAACATGTAAAAAAATTTTACAAAAAATTTTTTCAAATGCAGTTAGATCTAGAGAAAATAAATCGATTACCACCAGACGTTAGAAAAAGAGTAAAAAAATTATTTTTTTCTATCAGACAAGAAGATAAGAAAGAAAAAGCTCAAAAAGATTTTTTGGAGTTTACCAAAAGATTATGGCCTGATTTTATAGAGGGTGAACACCATAAAATTATTGCGCAAAAATTTAATGATCTTGCAGATGGCAAAATAAAAAGATTGATAGTTAACATGCCACCAAGACACACTAAATCAGAATTTGCATCTACCTTGCTCCCTGCATGGATGATAGGCAAAAATCCCAAGTTGAAGATTATACAAACAACACACACCGGTGAGCTAGCTGTTCGTTTTGGTCGTAAAGCAAAAAACTTAATTGATTCTCCAGAGTATCAACAAGTTTTTCAAACAAGACTAAGAGAAGATAGCCAAGCCGCTGGTCGCTGGGAAACTGCACAAGGTGGCGAGTATTTTGCTGCTGGTGTCGGTGGAGCTATTACAGGGCGAGGTGCAGATTTATTAATTATTGACGACCCACACTCAGAACAAGACTCACTCAACATGGGTGCATTAGAAAAAGCATACGAGTGGTATACTTCAGGACCACGACAACGTTTACAACCAGGAGGTAAAATAGTTTGCGTTATGACACGATGGAACGTAAAAGACCTCACAGGAATTCTTATAAAGAACCAATCAGAACCCAAAGCTGATCAATGGGAATTGGTAGAGTTTCCGGCAATTATGCCGAGTGGTAAACCTGTATGGCCGGAGTACTGGAAGCTAAGTGAACTCGAAGGAGTCAAAGCATCACTATCACTCGGCAAATGGAACGCACAGTGGATGCAGAATCCAACTTCTGAAGAAGGTGCAATTATCAAAAGAGAATGGTGGAACAACTGGGATAAAGATTCTATTCCAAGTTTAGAACACGTTATACAATCTTACGATACTGCATTTATGAAAAAAGAAACTGCAGACTTTAGTGCAATCACTACGTGGGGTATATTTAGATTAAACGAAGACACACCACCACAAATGATTTTATTAGATGCAATAAAAGATAGGTGGGAGTTTCCTGAACTACGTAGAGTTGCAAAAGAACAATATGATTATTGGGAACCTGAAACTGTATTGATTGAGTCTAAAGCAAGTGGATTGCCACTAACATACGAGTTGAGAAACATGGGTATACCTGTTGTCAATTACTCTCCGTCTCGTGGAAACGATAAACACACAAGAGTTAATTCTGTTGCACCTCTGTTTGAATCTGGTAATATATGGGCTCCTTTGGATAAACAGTTTGCTCAGGAGGTTGTAGAGGAGTGTGCTGCTTTTCCATACGGTGATCATGACGACTTGGTTGATAGTACAACACAAGCTATTATGCGTTTTAGACAAGGTGGTTTAATAAGTCATCCTGAAGATTATCAAGATGAAAAACTATCTAGAAGAAAATTTAAATACTATTGGTAAACTATGGCTATAAAATTAACTATTGAACTTATAAGATTCTTGAACGCAGCAAAACGTTTGTACAGTCAAGGTATCATGAAAAAAGAAGAAATATTAGAATTTGCCAGAAGAGAGTTTGGTGAAGTTAGTGGCATTTTAAAAACTAGACTAGATCAAATATTCAAGAAGCCAGCAACAGGCATCAAGAAACAAGAGACTAAAAAAGGTGAGGTTGTAGAATTAAAAAAACAAAGACCTGTTGCAAAAGATGAGTTTGAAAAAATGTTAGACGAAACTTTCCCTGAAATGAAACCCATAAAACCTAAAATAAAAAAAGATATTAAATACAGATCCCCCGATGAGTTTGATAACAGAAAAGAATATGAAAAGTATTTAGACGAAGTATTAGGACCACCCGATGACGTTTTTGGAAATCCAATAAAAGATCAAATGTTAGAAAACTTTGATAAGGTCAAAGCTAAAAATGTTACACCTACTTTAGATGATCTTTCAGATGATGACCCTATGGGTGATTTAGAGAGAATACTAAAAGGCGAGCCAGCAAAAAAACTAACAGCTAAAGAGATGACAGAAAATGCTCTTAATACTTTAATTAAGAAAAATTTTGATAGAAAACGTTTAGGAACAATGGCTCAAGATGCGAACGCTAGAACTGCTGTTAGAGAGTTTTTAAAAAGAAGATTAGATGAAGGCACTTTAAAAATACCAGATGAAGTAGATAGAGATGCAATAAAAAATTTTAGAGGAACAGTTGATCCACTTGATGTATTTAGAAAAGCGTATGGTGAAGATGCAATAGGTGTTGTTGCAAGAATACAAGAACAGTATCCTGATGCATTTAAGGGAACTAGTTTTAAAGAAATAGGAGATGAGTTTGAAAAACTTTATAAACTAGAGGCAGAAAATTTTGGAAGTGAATTACCAAAACCAAAAGATAAATATGGTTTTGATGAAGGCTTAATGACAGATGAAGAATTAGAAAAAGTTTTACGTAAAGATTTAGAAGAAAAACAAATGCTAGAAGACTTTGACGTAACAGATAGAGAACCAAACGAAACCGGTGGCTTAGCTGGTATATTGAAACTATAATGAAAGTATCAGAATACAATGAGATGATGGCGTATCTTTTGCGGCCAAGACAAAAGTTTGCAGATGGAGGACGAATTAAACTTGATGCAGGTGGTGATGCTTTTAGATTAAAACAACTAGAGGCTGATTATGCTAAATTTGGTAAAAGCAAATTGGACGAAGCAGCAAAAGTTTTAGGTTTTAAAGACTATGCTGACATGGGAGGAGAAGCTAATGCTAACTTTAGAAGAAAAATTAAGAATGAGTTAATAAGGTATGGTGAAGTACTTCCTAGATATGAAGCAGATGTTAGAGGTAGAAAAACAAGAATACCAAAAGAACAAAATATTCAAATAAAATTATTAGAAGAAACAAATAAGAAAAAATTTTTTGATCCTAAAAAATTTGCAAAAGAAAATAAAATTTCAATGGATACTTTAAAAAAACAATCATCTTTATTACAAAAAAATATATACAATAAAAGAATGTTGGTTGCTGGTAAAAAGACAAGATATAAATTAGATTGGATACCTGATAATCCAACTTTTTCCGACAACACATTAAATAAGTTATGGAAAAGTAAATTAATTAAATATGATAAAAATAAAATAGATGAAATATTTTACCAAGCGTTTGGTAATAAAAAATCTCCAACTTTTAATCCCAAAAAATTTTTAGCTATTAGAAAAAATTTAAACGAATACAGACAATTAAGAGATGCAATTAATGCTAAATATCCAAATATAAATTTTGAACTTGATCACCCATTATCTAAATCAAGTTTAAATAAACTATTTAATGCAACCACAGATCAATTAACCAGAGTAAATGTTTTAGAGGCAGATCTTAATAATGGTTTTAAAGATTCATTATCTTTGCAATATGAAAAAGCTGTGCAAGGTAAAAATTTAACTAAGAAAAAAGCTGTAGAAAAAATAGCAAGAGATCTTAAACTTAATATTGGTAAAATTAGTGATGATGCAACTAATTTTAAATATGGTGTGAAAGAGTTTCAAAAATTAAATATAAAAAATGAAATACGTAACTCTTTATTAAATTTAGAAAATTTAAATAAAAATTTTCAAACATATGCAGAAAAAAATCCAGAGTTATTTAAAACAGCTGGTGTAAGCACTCAACAAACTTTTACAAAAGTTCAACCATCTAAAATGAGAGAACTTAAAAAATTTTTAGATATTGAAGGAAAAAAGTTAAATTTAGTTCCTGCTAGTAAGTTAGCTGTTCCAGAAAAAACTAAAACAAGAGATATGTTTAAAGATGCTAATACTAGACTAGGCGCAAACCCGTTTTTTGATCCTAAAAACATTTTAACAGGACTAGGTGATGTTGCCAGAGTCTTGAGCACACCATCAGTTTCAGCAATTTTTGCTGGTACAAAAACAAAAGAAAATTTAGAAAAAGGTGAAAGTTTGCCTGAAGCACTTGCAGACGTAGAAGTTGGAACAAGTTTATTGTATCCAGAACTTGCAAAAAGAACCATAGGTCAACTCGCACCTAGAGGAGCAGGTATTTTATCTACCATTGGTAGAGTAGCGGCTAATCCATTTTTTAGAGCAGCTAGAGCCTTTACACCTGTTGGTGCAGGTTTAACTGCAATAGGCTTAGCAAAAGATGCGTATGAAAGATACCAAGAGCTGGAGGCAATGAGTCCAGAGCAAAGAGAAGATCTTGCAAGAGAAAGAGATGAATTTTCTTTTGGAGAGTTTGGAGGTGCTTAATGATAGGTAAAAAATCAGGCCCACCACCAAGATCTGGCCCAGATGCACAGGGGTTGAATATTAACTATAATACTGTTAAGACAGTAAAACTGGAGAAAACAAATGGCAGAAATAGACAAGTCTTTACCAAACGTAAAGCAAACGATAAATATTCCAAGTCCTGAAGAAGCACAGGTAGAAATACAAGAAAAAGAATTACAAGAAGCTAAAGATGGTCCGATAGAAGTATTACCAAATGAAGATGGTAGTGTTGATGTAAACTTTGATCCTAACATTGGTAGCCAAGAACAAGGCGAGGATCATTTTGCTAATCTAGCAGAATTATTACCAGAAGAAGTTTTGGCTCCAATGGGACATGAGTTGTATGAAAATTATGTCAACTATAAATCCTCTAGAAAAGATTGGGAGCATGCTTACACAAACGGTTTAGATCTTTTAGGATTTAAGTACGAAGAAAAATCAGAACCATTCAAAGGTGCATCAGGTGCAACACACCCAGTTTTAGCAGAGGCTGTTACACAGTTTCAAGCTTTAGCTTACAAAGAATTATTACCATCACAAGGTCCGGTTAGAACACAGATTATTGGTTTATCAACTCCAGATAAAGAACAACAAGCATTACGTGTTAAAGAATTTATGAACTATCAGATTATGTCTGAGATGAAAGAATATGAGTCTGAGTTTGATCAAATGTTATTTTACTTACCATTGACAGGTTCAACATTTAAAAAAGTTTACTACGATGAAATTATGCAAAGAACAGTTTCTAAATTTGTTCCTGCAGATGATTTAGTTGTTCCATATTCTGCAACATCATTAGACGATGCAGAAACAATTATTCACGTTATTAAAATGACAGAGAATGATTTACGTAAACAACAAGTAGGTGGTTTCTACAGAGACATAGAGTTAACTCCAGGTCTAGATAATGAAACAGAATCACAGAAAAAAGAACGTGAGTTAGATGGAGTCTCTAAAACTAGAGATCAAAAAATGTTTACTTTATTAGAGTGCCATGTTGATTTAGATATCGAAGGATTCGAAGATGTAAATACACAAGGTGAGCCTACAGGAATTAAACTTCCATACATAGTTACAATTGATGAGGGATCAAAAGAAGTTTTATCAATCAGAAGAAATTATGAAGTTGGAGATTCTAAAAGAAGTAAAGTTAGATATTTTGTACAATTTAAATTTTTACCTGGCACAGGATTTTATGGTTTTGGTTTAATTCACATGATTGGTGGATTATCAAGATCTGCAACAGCTGCGTTAAGATCGTTGCTTGATGCAGGAACCTTTTCTAATCAACCGTCAGGATTTAAAATGCGTGGCATAAAATTAAGAGACGAGGCAGCTCCAATCCAACCGGGAGAATTCAGAGATGTTGATGCTCCAGGCGGAAACTTACGAGACGCATTTATGCCTTTACCTTTCAAAGAACCATCAGGCACACTGTTACAATTGATGGGCATAGTGGTTCAAGCAGGACAAAGATTTGCATCTATAGCTGATTTACAAGTTGGCGAAGGCAATCAACAAGCTGCAGTTGGCACAACTGTTGCTATGTTGGAAAGAGGATCTAGAACAATGTCAGCGATTCATAAAAGATTATACGCTTCTATGAAACGTGAGTTTGGTTTAATGGCTAGAGTTTTTAAACTTTACTTACCTCCAGTTTATCCGTATGATGTTGTTGGCGGTCAGAGACAAATCAAGCAATCTGATTTCGATGACCGCATAGATATATTGCCGGTTGCAGATCCAAATATCTTTTCTCAAACGCAGCGGATATCACTCGCTCAAACGGAAATGCAACTGGCAGCTTCAAATCCGGCTATTCACAACCAATACGAAGTTTACAGAAACATGTACGAAGCGTTAGGTGTAAAAGATATTGATTTAATATTAAAAAGACCAGAACAACCAATGCCAAAAGACCCTGCACTAGAACATATCGATGCTTTAGCAGGTAAACCTTTTCAAGCTTTCCCTGGTCAAGACCATCAAGCACACATTACAGCCCATTTAAATTTTATGGAGACTAATATGGTAAAAAATTCACCAATTATTGGCGCTGCAATACAAAAAAACATACTAGAACACATAAGTTTGATGGCTCAAGAGCAAATTGAAGTAGAATTTAGAGATGAATTACCACAATTAGCACAAATGCAACAAGCTGCGATGCAAAATCCGATGATGCAACAACAAATGAGGATGCTACAAGAGAGAATTGAAGCTAGAAAAGCAGTTTTAGTGTCTGATATGATGGAAGATTTTAAAAATGAAGAGAAAAAGATAACTTCACAGTTTGATAATGACCCAGTTGCAGCGTTAAGAGCAAGAGAACTTGATTTACAAGCAAGAGAAAACGCTAGAAAAGAAAAAGAAGGCGAAGAAAGGCTAAATTTAGACAAAATGAGAGCTATGATGAACGATCAAAACCAAGATGAGAAGTTAAAACAGAATGAAGAGCTTGCAAAAATGAGAGCAGACACTTCAATACAAAAAACTATATTAAGTAAGACGATACCACCGGCAAAAGGGGTGCCAGATGCTATCTCAATAATTAGAAAAGGAGAATAATATGTGGTTACAAGCAATTAAATTAGCCGTTT